GTTAAGAAAAGTAGCTGGAAATGAATTTCTATCCAGTAGAGGGTTTGTCGTTAACCCAGTAAAGATCAGTTGTGGCTTTACAAAATCTTTAGTTGAATTTTTATAAATTTATAAAGATTTATATTAAAGATATACGATATGAAAATTGAAGATAATGTTCATACAGTTCAAAGCTTTTCATATCTTGGAACGATTATTTCAGTTCAATTAGATGATAAACAAATTGAGGCTAAATTATTGTCTGTTAATGATTTATTTGCAAGAATTCAGGATATTGTAACAGGAAAAATATATTCGATTAATATAGAACAGATAAGATGGAGTTAAAATAACATGCCTTCAAACTTAATAAATTCATATGCCAAAAAGACTGGTCTTCCGGTTGAAGATGTTGAACAGAAGTGGAATGATGCCAAATCTAAGGTCAAGGAAGATTATCCAAATGTTAAACCCGAATCTGAACAGTATTATGCCCTGTTGGTCTCTATCTTTAAGAAGATGTTAAAGATTAAGACTGAAGAAGTTGCGGGTAATACAACAACCTCTGTAGGTGGTGATGAAGCCATTTATAAGAAAAAGCTTGGTTGTACGATGAGTCGAATTGATAAGATTTTAAAGAAAAAGAAGTTTGATGAAGGTACAATTTTAGATAAGTTGGATGTAATTTTAGAAGAAACTAAATGAAATGTCATCTCTTATACTTCCCGAAAATAGACCACAAGGTTATGGTAATGTTACTGAATATATCAAGTGGATTAATAAAAATTTCAAGTTAACGAATAAATTAGAATGTTTTAAATTTTATACAATGCAGTATAACTTTTCTGAGGAATATAAATGGGAAGAATTGAAGTTTTATGACATTCTTCCCTTTTTTTATTGTGTACAAATTTTTCCTGATAAAAAGTACGCCATTGGTTGTAATTTACATCATATCCCAGTTCAGCCCCGTTTTTTATGGCTTGATAAATTTAGAACGATCTCAGATCAATTAAATACCGTTATTCCATATATCGATTATGGAGAAAATAAGACATATAAATTCCCTAATATGATATATCCTTTAGTGTGGAAGATGATGCCTAAAGTGAAGCTTTTCATTCGAAGATATAAATTTGAGAGAATTCACTATCTAAGAGAAGTAAATTTAGCCTTAATTGATGAGGTGGCTAAATTTTGGTCATCAACTTATCTGGGTGTCTCTATTTCTGAGATTGAAAAACGGTATATAAGATTTCATCCTAAGAAATTATAAATAATTTTAAACTTTCGAACTTTAAATTTCTAAGGAAATAAAATGGCTATTAATTTTGAGTGGATCAAGTTTAACCCCTTAGCGAACCTCTTCCGTAAAAATGTTATTAAAAAAGAAGAGGAAGAACAAGAAGCGTTTGAGGAAAATTCTCAGGGTATATCACAAGATGAGTACGACTCATATATATCATCTACAAGGGTAGGAAGTTATTCCAATGTAGATAATGTTTTAATGACTACCATTGATTTTGCTCTTCTCTTTGAATCTAAGATTAATAGAGTCGCAAAGTATCGAGAGATGTCTCAATTTCCAGAAATTGGAAATGCTTTAGAATATATTACCGATGAAGCCATTGTTGAGGATGATGATGGAAAGATTTTAGAGCTTGGTTTAGATCCTAAGATACCCAGAGCAATCTCCAAGCAGATGGAAGATATTTGGGATGATACAGTTAATAATGTCTTTAAGTTTAAAGAAAATGGAAGAATGCTCTTCAAGAAGTGGTTGATTGAAGGTGAGATGTATTTAGAGCAGGTCCCAAATAAAGAGAAAAATGATATTGTTGCCATCAAGTTGCTTCCGTGTTTTACAATGGCACCTATCTATAAAGGTGGTAAAATTTTAGCCTTTAAGCAGACCCTTTCAAGATCTCGTCTTCCTATCCCTCAAGATAAAACAGAGATCAATTTTACAGCCAATCAGATTCTTTATTCCAATTATGGTGATTACGGAGATAATCTTGTTGATGTTCGTGGTTACTTGGAGATGGCCATAAGAATCTACAACATGTTAAAATCTCTTGAAGATGCCTTAATTGTCTATAGGCTTGTCAGAGCCCCTGAACGCAGAGTGTGGAATATTGCAGTAGGAAAGATGCCTAAAGGAAAGGCTGAGGAATATCTAAGAGGATTAATCCAGAGGTATAAAAAGAGACAAATTTATGATCCTGTCACAGGAAAAGTTGACACCACTCAGAATCTACAAGCGTTGACTGAAGACTTTTGGTTTGCACAGACAGAATCAGGTCAACAGACTTCTGTTTCAACCATAGGTGGAAATGGAAATATCATAGGTGAACTTGAAGATGTTAAATATTTCTTAAAGAAACTTTATTTAGCTTTACAGATTCCACGATCTCGTTGGGATGAAAACTATGTCTCTTCATCTCCATATTCAATAGGTAGAATTGGAGAGATCACGAGAGAAGAAATTAAATTTTCACACTTTATTGAAGGATTAAGACGAAGGTTTAAAAATTTAATCTTAGACTGCTTCATCACCAAGTGTAAGATGAAGAAGATAGATGAAAAGTGGTTAGACAGAAATAAAATTAAGGTGAAATTTACCGAATCTAATCTATTTAAAGAATTTAAACAGATAGAGATAGATCAGGCAAGATTTGGCATGTTTTCTTCGGTTTATAGCTATGTTAGAGGGCAGATGAATCCTGAGGGATTTTTAGCCCGTGAATTTGCCATTAGAAAGTGGTTAAAATTTTCTGATGAAGAGTGGAAAGAGAATGAAAAGCTTTTAAAGAAACAAGAAGAGGAAGACAGACAGAAACAACAAGAGATGGGTGGATTTAATCAGTTTGGTGGTCAAGACCAATTTGGTGGTCAAGACCAATTTGGTGGTCAAGACCAATTTGGTGGTCAAGACCAATTTGGTGGTGAAAATGATCAATTTGGAGGACAGCAGGATAATTTTGGTGGGGGTGATCCTTTAGATAGATTTAATCAACTATCAGCAGATGATGATGAAGAGGAATCAGCACCAAAGCAAGAAGAAGACACCAAGAAATATAAAAATGGCATTCGTCCAGGAAGAAAAGAACTTATTAATTCAGATAAAAGCTATATGAAATACATCATAGAAAATTGTAAACTAACAAGAGAAAAATAAAAATGAACTTTAAAGACTATTGTGAGAATGTTTTGAATGAAGGATATAAAATTAGTTTTCAAAATCCTAATGTTAAACAAGGTGATTTGATGTATTAATATAATAAATTTTAACCTTTTAAACTGTGAAATTATAAATAATTAAAATACAAATTTTTAAAGGAGTTTTCAACATGTCAGACAGACTTATCGACAGAATACTTGAAGGTGACTACGCTAATCTGAAGGAAGATATGATTAACATCATTGGCAAAAAGATTGCTAATCGTATTCAGGAAGAGAAGCAGAAAGTTAGAAATAGGTTTAATGGTATCATGGAATCTGAAGAGGAAGATCAGGATGATGAATATGAGGATCTTTCCGTAAAAGATGATGATAAAGAAGATGAAGATGAAGATGAAGATAGGGATGAAAAAGACGATAAAAAGAAGAAATTTAATTTTTCTAAAAAATCCAAAAAAGATGACGAAGATGATTTTGAAGAGGATGATGATGTAGATCCTAAAAAAGGTGGAAAAGATCTTGATGATGATACTGATTAATTAAAATTTTAGATAAGGTAATCTAATTATGGCAAAATTAATTACAGAATATATCGATTATTCAAGTTTAAACATTATCTCAGAAACTGTAGATGGTAAGAAATCTTATATAATTGAAGGACCATATCTACAGTCTGAAATTGAAAATAAGAATAAACGAAAATATTCAAGAACAATTGTTGAACGTGAAGTTATAAAATTTAATCAAGGTCCAATTAAGGAAGGTAGAAGTTGGATGGAGCTCGATCACCCACCTTCACCTACAATTTCTTTAAAGAATGCCTGTGGATTGATTAAAGAATTAACGATGAATGGAAATGATGCTATTGGAAAATCAAAATTAATTGATACACCAAATGGTAGAATTGCATCTGTTTGTTTAGAAAGTGGTGGAAAGCTTGGTGTATCATCTCGTGGTGTAGGAACTATTGATAAATTTTCTGGATATGTCAATTCTGATTACAGCCTCGTGACCGTGGATGTTGTGGCTAACCCATCAGCACCAAAAAGTTTTGTGGAAGGTATATTAGAATCAAAGGAATATATCATTGGTCCTGATGGTGACATTGTTGAGGCTGCAGTGAATCAGTTACAGGAACAGGTAGATAAGGATTTCAGCTCTAAGGTAATTTTAGGATATATTTATCAATTTTTAAATAAGATAAGGAACAGTTAAAAATGAACAATATTCTTGAAAGAATAGAAAATTATTTAAATGAAGGATATCTTTCTGAAGATAGAGTTCCTGCTGAAGTTGTCAAATGAAAAATGAGTAAATAACAACTTTCTAAAATAAAAGGAGTTTCTAAATGAACTTACAAGAACGGATCGAACAATATTTGAACAAAAAGCTTGATGAATCTGTTACCTTTGAGTCTTCCAAAAAGGACTATGAGGCTGTCATCAACTCTATTAAGTCCTTAAAAGGTCAGTTTTTTGGTGTGATGAAGAATGTCACAGCCGAGCAGTTAACAGGTTTGACATCAGAGCTTAAGAGTCTATTAGCTGAAATAGAAAAGCAAGTAGTTAAAAAGTAAGGAATTTTTCACAATTTTTATAAATAATTAAAATGGAGGAAATTCACATGAATGATATCACAAAAAAGTTAAAAGAAACTCTTACTGAAGAGGATCAGAAGGCTCTTGAGACTGCTATTAATTCAATTGTTGAAGAGAAGGTTTCAAAAGATGTTTCTCTCTTAGTTGAAGAGGAAAAGGTCAGACTTGAGAAAGAATATAATGAGAAGCTTGAAAAAGCTATCAATGAAAAGACTGAAGAGCTGAAAACCATTCTCAATGAAGAGTATGAGACTAAAATTAATACTCTTGAAGAGCAGTATGTAGAGAAGCTTGATGCTTTCCTGGAACATGAGATTTCTGAACAGATTTCAGATGAAGCTATCTCCAAGATCGCTATCAATGAGACTCTTGCTCCTGTCGTCAATGGAATTAAAAGGGTCTTTGCAGAGAATGGTCTTGAACTTGATTCTGAAGGTTCAGCCCTGTTGAAGGAAGCCCAGGAAGAGATTACAGCCTTAAAAGATGATGTGAATCGTCTGACTGAGGAAAATCTTGAGCTCAATAAGTTTCTTGAGAAGATGGCAATCAGAGATCTTTTAGGCACTAAGACTGAAGGTATGCTTCCTGAGCAGAAGGAACGGGTCTACAACATGTTTGAGGGTAAATCCTTTGAAGAGGTTGAGGCTAAGGTTGATGAATTTATTGACATCGTCTTAGAGACTACGATAGAGAAGGAAACTGAGATCAATGAATCATTTGATATTGATAAAGAAGGTGATGACATTGAACCAGAAAAGAAACAACATAAAGATATAGTGACTGAATCAGTAAACAGTATTCTTAATTCTTTATAATCTTGTTTTTATAGATTTGTTTATTTAACTTGTTGATTTGAAGTAGGAGGTTTATATGAAATTCGAAACATAGGAGAATTTAAATGTTTTCACGTAAAGCGATCGTAGAGAAATGGGAGAACAAGCCAGCTCCTCTTTCTATTGCCAACATCCAGGATCAGGCAGTGAAAGAAAATATGGCTATCTTGCTTGAAGTTCACGAACAGGATATGCTTGAGACTCTTCAGTCAATCAATGAAGCTGCAGGCAACTCTACAAATTCATTAGCTGCTCTTGGAACTCTTGATGGTTCACAGAGTAATGATGCTTACAAGTTCAAACCCATAGCGCTGGCGATGGTTCGTAGAACTTTCCCTGAACTTTGGGCAAACAAGGTCGTTGGTGTTCAGGCCATGAATGGTCCTGTAGGTCTTGCCTATGCTTTAAGAGCAGTTTACAATGATACCAATGATGAGGTTGAAGTTGGTTGGGAAAATACAGACTATTTTGGTGGATTTTCCGGTTCTCATTCTTATACCTCTGCAATCCTGTCACAGGAAGCTTCTGGAATCTATGACACCTCAGCAACTGGTGCAGTAACGTCAGCGGCAGAAGAGTGGGAAATTGGTTCGACTACTCCTGACATTAAGTTCAAAATTGATCAGAAGACAGTTACAGCCAAAACACGTAAGCTTGCTGGTTCTTATACTCTTGAATCTGCTCAGGATCTTAAGGCCATGCATGGAATCGAAGTTGAACGTGATCTTCTGAACTGGATCAACTATGAGGTTGTTGCAGAAACAGATAGAGAATTGCTCTACAGGATGAAGAAAGCTGCTATTGACACAGCCAACGGTGGTGCCTTAATCCCTGCGATCAATGTTTCTGGTACTGCTATTGATGGTCGTTGGTCAGTTGAAAAATTTGCCAACATTACTACTTCTATCCTGCATCAGTGTCAGATGATCGGTGTAAAGAATAAGAGAGGACCTGGTAACTGGGTTGCTGTTTCTCCAGCTGTTGCGACAGCTCTTCAGGCCATGGGACATCCTTTCGTTCAGAACAACGGCAAAGTGAATACCAATCAGATCGGTGTTGCAGAGATTGGAACTTTAAACGGTAACATCACTGTTTATCGTGACATATATGCCAGAACTGATTATGCTCTTTGTGGATACAAAGGTCCAACCACAAGTGATGCGGGAATTATCTTCTGTCCTTATATCACTGGTTTAACCAATAGAGCGATAGATCCTAATACTTTTGCACCACGTGTACAAGTTTTAATGCGCTACGATATTGTTGATAATATGCTTGGTGCGGGACGTTATTATCGCCTCCTGCCTTTTAGCAACATGTCAAGTATAGTGATTGGTGCATAATTAGGATTTGAAGGTATAGTAAATTAAAGAGAGGTTGAAAAACCTCTCTTTTTTATTTGTAAAAATATTATTTTATAAATGATTTAAAGAAGGACAAGGAGTTGCAACTCCCTTCCTGAAACCTTGATAAGTAAGGATTACTTCTTTAAATTTTTAAAATCTATCAAGGAGATATCTAAATTGTATACCCACCATAATAAAATAATTTGTCAAATTTGTGGTCATATTTCTCCTTCCAATTCTGGTTTGGGTTCTCACATTATTCAAAAACATCATATTTCTACAAAAGAATATTATGATAAATTTATTCGAAAAGATATTGAAGGAATATGTCCAATTTGTGGTAAACCAACTACATTTTTAGGACTTTCTAAAGGTTATTGTAAATGTTGTTCAGGAAAATGTAAATATTTAAATCCTGAGAGAAATAAAAAAATAAAAGAAACCTGTTTAATAAAATATGGTAGACCAAATCCTTATAATAAACAAAAAGCTTTAGAAACAATTAAAAATAGAGATCCTGAAATAACTGCAGAAATTTATAAAAAATGTGTTCAAAATCGAAATCAAGAAGAAATAAATAGAAAATTTTCTGAAAATTGGAAAAATAAATCTAAAGAAGAAATTATAGAAATTCAAAATAAACAAAGAAAAACAAAACAACAAAAATATGGTGATCCATATTATAATAATAAAGAACAAATTAAACAAACAATGTTAGATAAATATGGTGAGAATAATTGGGGAAATAGAGAGAAGTATAGACAGACATGTTTAGAAAGATATGGTGTTGATAATTTCTATAAAACCGAAGAATTTAAAATTATATCAAAACAAACTAAATTAGAGAAATATGGTAATGAAAATTATTTAAATATAGAAAAAAGAATACAAATTCGGGTTGAGAATAATATCATTAAAACAGAAAATAAATTAAAAGATTTAATCTTTGATCATCAATTACCAATCGAATTAATAGATGTTTCAAATCCAAATAGTTGGAAATTTAAATGTAATAATTGTCAAAAAGAATTTGAAATTACAAGTCAAACATTCTTTAATCGTTGGGAAATGTTTGGAGATGATCATTTTTGTACAATATGTTATCCAAGATTAAGAACAGGATCATCTATACAGGAAACTGAATTAAGAAATTATATTAAATCTGTATATAATGGTGAAGTTTCTAAGAAAGGTGTTAAGAAAATAATTGGTCTTCATGAACTTGATATTTGGTTACCTAAAATTCGTTTAGCATTTGAATTTAATGGTGATTTTTGGCATTCTATATTATGTCGAGATCAAAATTATCATTATTGGAAAACAAATAAATGTGAAGAAAAGAATGTTGAATTGATTTATATTTATGAATTAGATTGGCAAAATAAAAGACAATTAATTCAAGAAAAGATAAAATATTTATTTAATCCAACAAATTTTAATGAAAAATATAATATAGTTATTTCAAATAATATGCTGAGTTTTATTGAAACAAACACAATTAAAAATTTCTTTGATTATGATAAAAATATATCCATAGAAATTGATAATGAAATTGTTTCAATGTTGGTTTATAAAGAATTTGAAGATTTTAAATTAATAGATTTTATATCCAAACCAGAATATGAGATGGTTTATGATCAGATTTTATTTAATACTTTAAATAAAGATAAACCAATCATTTCATTACAAAGTAGAGATTGGAATTTAAATAGATATAAAGATCATTGGAATAAATTGGGATTTCAATTAGATAAAATTTTAGATGAACAAATTTACAATGATGGAAAACATATTACTTATAATTCAGGATTTCATAAATTCGTCTATCTTCCTTAGTCTAAAATATATTCTAAAGATGTTGATAAAATTTTAGATGAACAAATTTACAATGATGGAAAACATATTACTTATAATTCAGGATTTCATAAATTCGTCTATCTTCCTTAGTCTAAAATATAATTACCTAAAACAATAAATTTTAATAAACTCATTGTTTTTGATTCCTGGTGATAGAGGGATTATAAACTCCTCTATGTAAGATATTCTTAGCTGCATTTAAATCTGCATCATCTGAATATCCACAAGAAATACAAATAAACTTTTCTCCATTTCGAGATTCTTCATGTATTTCTCCACATTTTGAGCATCTCTGAGAGGTATATGCTGGTGAAACCTTCACTAAACAGATACCTTGTTCCTCACAGATGCTTTGTAATTTTCTGGTAAATTTGTTATAAGACCATCTCTGCATTTTATTATTTAAAGATTTAGAGAATTTAGATTTCTTCTTAACATTCTTTAAATCTTCAATGACTATGGTCTTTATATCATTTTCTTTAATTAATTGATTTACTTCTTGATTGATCAGTTTATCTCTTTCAATTAAAATCTGTTTAAAATTCTTACTTCCTTGCTTTTTCTTTGAAATATCAAGATAAAGAGCTTTAAAATCTGTCTTGGATTGCTGATTTTCAGAGGTAATATAAAGTTTATCATATGCTTGTTTTTCATAGATAATATCAAGAAAATATTTTCCATCTATTTTCTTTAATCTAACAGATTTCTTTCTGATCCAAGATGAATATTTTAAAGAATGTTTATGATGCTTAATAGGAACATTTATAGTTATAGCTCTTTTTTTACTTTTTTCAAAATAAGGTAATTTAATTCTGATAAATTCATCAAATTCACCAATTTCTTGATATTCTACATCGAATAATCTTTCATCAAGAATAATAGAAATATTTTGAATTTTCTTGACTTTCTTATGTTTCTTTCGACAAGATCTAATAATTTCTGAAGCTTGTTTATAAATATTTTGTTTCCATTGAGAATGAAAAATATGTTTACCTTCTAATTGTTTTGAACTTAAATTTTTATCTAAAGGTAATTTTCCTGTTTGAATTAAATTTATATAA